CCATATTTCTCATGAACCTCTGCTCTCAACTCTCCAATATATTTAACTACAAGAGGAAAATATTTTGGGTTTCTCATTTCTGAAGCTACTGTTCTAGACCTTGTAGTGTATCCTGCCTGGTGCGCTGCCTCTGCTGGACTAAGCTTTCCATCGTTATAAACTAGTATTTCTGCAAATTTCTGTTGTTTTTCTGTAAGTGTTTTCTTTTGTGACATATTTGCATTTTAACTTAAAATAGCATATCTTACAACAGGAGAATTCTGGTGAAAGACGAAGCAAAATTGTGGAAAAAAGTATCTAAAAACACCCCTAAAATTAAGTGGTCTAGGATCGAATCATGGTCGAGTTATGGCATACCGGACCTACTCGGTTATCATGATTCATGCGGATTTTTCATGTGTGAGCTTAAAATTGCTAGGTCTTCAAAATTATCTTTTAGTCCACATCAAATCCTATTTCATACCACCAGAAAAAACCGGAACTTTATCATTGCCCAGGAGCCACGCTCCGGCTCCATAAAACTTTATGGAAGCTCCGCGCTCCAAGGTCTTCTGACCGATCACCGCGAAACGCCGTGCTTGGCGCTTGACGATTGGGATCACATAGAACGTTTACTTATTAACGCTCCGCTTGACGCTTAGCTTGTAGCTTGGCGCTTGTAGCTTGGGGGTTAATTTAGATGCGATACAACCTGAGGTTGCATCGCGCTTGGCGCTTGCAGCTTGTAGAGCTTGCAGCTTGGCGCTTGTAAAAGTTGGCCGCTCCACGACCGGATACCCGTTGTCACGGCACCACTGATTGTGGATCGCAGCTATGTCTAATTGAAATTTTTTATCTGTCGGCATGCATCTCTTGAAGGTATTCGTCCAGCCCAATGTTGTCGACAAAACCGTAGCTACGTTTGTCAGATCCCCAATAGCCGTCGACCGTATTGCTCTGAAGGTTCACCCATATGTTGGGACCGCCTCCCGCTACCAGCAGCCGCGCTGCTTTGTAACTGTGATCTTGGTGCGTGATCCACTCTATATTATATACGTGATCCATAATAGCCGATGCAGAATCACCTTTACAAAATCCTCCACCCTCAGTGATATCATTAGCATAGCTCTTAACCATCCGCTCCAGCTGCTCATTGCAGGTCTCACTTTTCTTTTTTAATGCACTCATGTTATGTATCCTTTCTATTTATTATTAATACTATCTTATATTATCCCAGGTCCATTGTCAAGCTTGGCGCTTGCCGCTTAGCTTGGAGCTTGGCGCCTCGCTTCGCTCGGCGCTTCGCGCGGACCTTAGAATTATTCTAAAGTGGTCAAGCTAGGGGACGCGATTTCAGTTAACCAACCTAACTTAACCTTGAAATACAGAGTGCTACGTAGGCGAGGATCTTCCTTGTAAACCAGTGCACCAACTTACAATCCCAGATGCAATATCTCGCGACCTATGTTATAGGGTTAATATCCCCAGCATATCTGTACTTCAAGCTCAAGTTTAAGCTTGTAGCTTAAGCGGGTCAAGCACTATTGAAGATTTTATATTTCCACACTAAAGGGATTGCTTCTATTCTCATTTAAGAGACTCTTAGTTACTTGACCCGAGATCACAGTCGCTGTACAGCAAATTACCCTCGCATTCCGAGAGGTACTGTGATCACGGCTCAAGTTTAAGCTTGTAGCTTATACTCTTGTTTCGTTTTTGCTTTTGAATTAATAACCCTGCTATATTCTTGAATATAATTTTCGTTCATGTGCTGAACATTATATCCCTTACCCATAGCTACTTTGATTATCTTATTCATAGCGTTTATTCTTTTTTGTTTCCAAATCATAATATAATATATAATCCCATTGACATAGTTTGTCAAGTGGTATATAAATTTAATTATTAACAACCGAAAGGAAAATATGCAAGACGCACCAAAAATAAGAATGAACACCGAGTACAGAAATAAATTCTTTAATAGAATTAAAGATGTATTTGAAAAGGAAGAAACGCAAGAGCAACAAGCATTTCTAAAAGCTAGAGAGGATTTCAACGACCAACAAAAACTAGCTTTTGAACTTGCAAGAGCAGTTGTTGAAAGGTCATATCCTAAAGAAGATGTAGCAACACTACGCACATTTAAAAAAAGATATGGCGACCCATGTGATGTAGTAGCCAAAGATGGCTGTTTTTACTTTGCACATAATGAGGGTGTAGATGATGATGGCGAACCAACAGAAACAAAATCACATTTTGATTTTGGTTTATTTGGCGACTTAAATGGTAGAGAGCATAATCACAGCCAAGATAGTGAACACTTTGCTCACGCATACTTTAGAGAAGAGCTAAAAGCTAAAGGTTGTAATCCAGATATTATTGCACAGCAATCTGGTAAAGAGAGCAACCCATATAAAACTAAATATGTAGACCAATGCAATAGAGAACTAGGCAAAGAGACTAATGGCTCTAATAACAATAATGATATTGGAATGACTAAAGATTATAACAATCAATATATGTTAGATGTGATTGGTACTTCTTATTGTAGAAGTAGAGCTATAGCTTGTACCAAAGAAGAGTACACTTTGTTTGAACAATGGAGAATGGCAAAGTCTCATGTTGTATCTAAACACCAAACATGGATAGCAAGTATAACTAAACAAGCTGACCAATTAAAACTTGGATTGAAAGCTTATAGATATATATCCGAGGGTATTGAGTTAGCTAAAGAGTTAGGTATTGAACTTGATGAAGCCGAGTTAATAAGAACCAACTCAACTGGCTTGACGCTTTACAATCCAACGAACCTTGCCAACTTAATCAAGGGCATGAAAAATACCGAGCAAACTAGAGAGCAAAAAATAAAAGCTCGTATGAGCTACGACAAACAAGCTACAAATTAAAGCTTGACATGGTGTGGGATATATGTTATTATATCCCATATTAACAAATGAAAGGATAATATGTATCTAATAATAAAACAAACTGACTACGAGAATTTAGAGCCAAGCTATTCAGTAGCAGACCAAACAAAAATATATAAAGAAGCAGAAAATAAAGTGAAAGGATATAACCTAATTGATAATAGTAATGACACTTATTATCATTGTATAGAGTTAGATAAATAGAAATGCTACCTAAAGGAATATTACAAACCATAATCAAATTAAGACATATGTCTGGAGATGAAGTCAAGATATACTTTGAGGAACGAGCAAAAGCTAATAGAAATAAAAAAGATTGGACAGCTTTACAACACGCAACCGACCAAGAGAAGTGGCATGGCTTAAAGAATAATAAAACTTATTCAAGGCATTTTGATTAACACTTGACACATATGGGATATTATGGTATAATATCCCATAAACAAACGAAAGGATAATATGAACAACGAACCATTTTACATAACTTACTTTGCAAAGAAACACGCAAAGTTTATAACTAGAAAAGGTCAGTACAATAAGCCAGACGGAACAGAGGGCAAATCTTTAGTTGATAAGAGTGGAAACAAAAGATTAATTTACTGGGATTTAGAAGCAGAACCAAACCCAAATGGCAACAGATGGAGACAAGCTGTTGGAGAGGTAACAATTAAATATGAGTAATTATCAATGGTGTCATGGAACAACATGCCACGAATCACACACCCTTGATAGGGTGCGTGGTTCTAAAGATTCTAAAGTTTTAAGAACACGCAAGATAAAAGAGAACAAGTGGAATCATGATAGGTGGACTAAATATTTTTGTAGCCAAAGTTGTATGTACAGTTTTATTGAGAAACATATGCAACGCATAGTTGCATTAGACCCACGCACTTCGGCTCTCGAAACGCTGATTGATAACCCTGTAAAAACTAAACAAGAGGGGTGGGGTGGTCGTACTTATTACGATACTACAATAAAAGAACGAGGGGTTGACACAGTAGAATAACTATGTTATAATATCCCATAAACAAAACGAAAGGATAATATGTACAATACAATACTTTATATAGGCATAGCATTTTTACTAAGTGGCTTTGTTCTATTTATAATAGCAACAATGATGGAAGCACATTACGACAGGAAGTTATGGAAACTACAAAACGAAAGGAAGTATGACCAAAACAAGTAAACTCCCATTCACATTGATGATGGACAGTAATGAACTAAAGACAAAGCAACAAGAAGTAACTAGAACTAACCCGTTCAGCAATGTTACTGTAACACTACCGAGGTATGCTGGTATGGTGTATGACAAGATTAAGACAGCAGAAGTAAAAGAGGACTATGACACAATGCAAAAGGGATTGGATTGGTTCAGCAGGAACTTTACTGACGCATATTATAAGTTATTGGACTAGCATATTATCCCATAGATGTCAAGCATCTATGTGTCCATAATGGGTCGCCCCCTAACGGGGGCGGACTACAACTATAAGTTGTATTTTTTTTATTCAACCACAGGTTGTGCGTGGCCCTATCGGGCCCCAAACGATTTGGTTTAAAATTTTTTTTAAAGACCCCCCACACCCTTTATAAGATAGGGATCCTACACGTATAGGTTGTATTGCCTGTTTCAGACATATACAGTATAAAAAATACTAATGAATAAAAAAACAGAGCTTAAAAAATTCTGCAAAAAAATTATATGCATGAAAAAAATCTAAACACGTTAGACCCCCAGTACCTAAAATATAAATCTAGCTATACAAATTATTATAAAAAAAATTATGCAAAAATTAAACAAAAAGCAAAAGATAGAAGATTAGAATTTAATAAAACACTTCCTCCTCTTAATCTTATTTGTAAATATTGTGACAAGGCTTTTACTCTACCGGGAATACAAAAAAATGGACGTAAACAAAAATTTGCTAAATATTGTAGTTATCTTTGTTTGTGTAGAGAAGGTCGACTAAAAAAATTGTGGATTCCCAAGTGGTTGTATAATTATTATTTAGATAAAAAGTTATGGCATTTAATTATTTCATTTAAACAATCTAAACACAGTATTTTTTCATCAAAGAGAAAATTATATGGAATAAAAAATTTAAATTTTCATAACTTATTTTCTTTAGAACATCCAAATTCTTTTTTAAGAAAAAAATATAAATGGATAGATAAATTAGTTAATAACTATCAAACTAAAAAACGTTTAAAATGGATAAATAAATATCAAAAAAGTGATGCTTTTCGTAAATACATAAAACAATGGCAAGCAAAACAACCAAAAGATTCACAATATAAAATTTCACAAGCATTAAGAAGTTCTGTAATAGGGGCTCTTAAAAGACAAGGAGTTAGAAAAACAAATAGAACAATTAAACTTTTAGGAACAGACAAAAATACAGCAATAAAACATATAGAAAGTTTATGGACCGAAGGAATGAGTTGGAAAAACCATGGGCTTGGTTGGGATAAATGGCATATCGATCATATAAAACCTTGTGCAGAATTTAATTTAAAAAATATTAATGAACAGTTTGAATGCTGTTATTATAAAAACCTACAACCATTATGGCAAAAAGATAATTTTGATAAAGGAAGTAAATATGAATGAAAACATAGATCTCAATAAACTCCCGTCCGATGTTAAAAAAGAGTTTATGAAGTATGCTTTAAAATTAAAAGAAAAAAAAACCAAATCTAAAGTACATGACGATTTCTTAACTTTCGCTAAACATGTATGGCCTCAATTCATAGAAGGCAAACATCACAAAATTATTGCAGAAAAATTTAACCGTTTGGCAAAGGGTGAAATTAAAAGATTAATTATTAATATGCCGCCTAGGCATACTAAATCTGAATTTGCTTCTAATTTACTTCCTGCTTGGATGATAGGTCGTAAACCAGATTTAAAAATTATCCAAACAACCCATACGACGGAACTTGCAGTAAGGTTTGGTAGAAAAGCTAAAACATTAATTGATAGTCCAGAGTATCAACAAGTATTTAAAACAAGACTAAGAGAAGATTCGCAAGCCGCGGGCAAATGGGAAACAGAACAAGGTGGTGAATACTACGCCGCTGGTGTTGGATCTGCAATCACGGGCCGTGGTGCGGATTTACTTATTATCGATGACCCACACTCAGAGCAAGACGCAATGAACATGACAGCGCTGGAGAGAGCTTATGAATGGTATACATCAGGACCACGTCAAAGGTTACAACCCGGTGGAGCAATTGTTTGCGTTATGAC